ACCATAAACTTTAGATGCAAACTCACAATAAACATCGCGACCTTCTGCATACCAACTTAACACATCGTTCTGTCCTGCTACCCATACTAATACGCGGGCTTCAATCTGAGATGAGTCACAGTTAATGACTTGGTATCCTTGAGGGGCTACGACTGCGTTTTTGAGTGCTTTCTTTTTCTTGTCTCGTGCTGGTAAGTTTTGGAAGTTAACCTTGTCTGACCCCGCCCATCGACCTGTATGAGCACCATAGTATTTAAGTGGGATAGGTAGTTTACCTTTATTTCTGCTACCAATACCAAGGAACCTTTCAATACGAGATTCTTCTATGGTACTTTTAGTACCCAACCTCACGCGACAAAGTTCTTGAATGAATGGATCTTCGTGGTCGCATAAATCTAAAAAGCCTTGGTCACCCTTCGCTAATGCAAATGTTTCTTTGCCTGTTGCTGGGCTTATCTTTGTAGGGACTTTAACTCCAAACTCTTGTAGTATCTCAGCGAACTGTTTATTACTTGCTAGCTTTCCTCGTACACACTCTTCTGTATCACACTCTAACTTAGCCATGAGGCCTTGTAATAACTGGGACTTTTCTTGTTGGACTTCTTCTAACCTAGCTTGTAAGAGGGCATCATCTAATTCAAGTGTAGGCTCGGTGTACATGCGCAAGGTCATGTCAATCAGTTTTATTTCTTCTTCCGGAAAGTTTGGTGCTAAGACTTCAAAGAGTTTATACGTGAGCTCAACGTCGTTCTTACAATACTCACCATATTGTAATAGGTCTGACTCGGTAAAGTGTTCTAGCCTTTTGCCTTTGGCTTGGATAACTTCGGTGCCTTTAGCGCCAAGAGAATATTTCTCAACGAGGAAAGCCAAGCTTCCACCCACGTCAACGCCGTTAATAGCACGAGCCATAGACAAAGTGTCAAGATATAAACTAGGAATAACACCATACCTAAAAGACAAAATGCCACCGTCGAACTGAGTGTTGTGACAGAGTAAGGCAGATTCTTTCCAATTGATCTTATCAAGCTCTTGTTTGACTTGGTCGCCTGTGTACCAATACGCCTCACCTTCGTTGATTTTAATGCCGACGCCGATGACTTGGAATCTTTCATCTCTTATATACTCCTCAGTTGTGAGGCCCGATAAACTAAACCCCGTATCATAAAAAGTCTCCATGTCAAGTGTTACTAATTGCATATATATGTTTCATTCCTAATAATTAAACTGATAGCTCTTTGAGATACATTAAACTCTTTTGCTAATGGGATTTGCATTTCCCCTGCCTTATATCTTTCTCGTATTTCTTTTACTTGTGCATTTGTAAGTTTTGCATTCGTATGATTTTCACCTTTGGGTTGAGTGCGTCTTATTTTTTTGTATGCGTCTAATTGATTATCTGTATATGAACCTAAAAATAAATGTTTTGGGTTACAACACTTTCTATTATCGCACTTGTGTAATACATGAGTTTTATCTCTACTTGATTTGGGAGCTTCCATTTTATCTACCATACCCTCTAAATAAGCTGCGACCCTATGCGCTACATATGTTTTTCCGTCCCACGCTACAGTACCATATCCTGTATTATTGCAAGACTTTTGCCATTCCCAACACGACTTAGTTTTTTTAACTTTAGCCCAAAAAGATTCTCTTGTTTGTTTTCTAGCCATTTCTAGATTCCTAAAAGGTTTTAATAATCCAGAGTATAACAAAGAAAAAATAGCTTCGCAAGCTTTAAATTTGGTGCGAGCTACGACCTCAATCGATGAAAGCAATCGTTATCTTAACCTACACCCTCGCACAGTGTAAGAGCATCTTATCAACTCCGACCACGCCCAAGATAAGATTCAGTGCGTGGAAGATTATATAGGCAGGTGCGGTATCCGTGTGCGTTTTAAGCAGACTCCCATGCTCCTTTTACTTTCCTTACCTACAAATTCTTGCTATCTTATGCAAACGACAGATAGCGGTGCCGTATTTGTCTTTAACCAAGGCTACCAAACCTGGTTAATCTACTTGCATTGTAGAACTTTATGGTGGGTTACTCGCGGTTAATATATAGCAAAATACCATCACGAATTTAACATATAAAAAGTGCTTTCGCCCATAATCTTGCTATCTTATGCAAACGACAGATAGCGGTGCCGTATTGTGACGTGACTAAAAGGGAGGCTTTAGGTCACCCTACTTGCATTGTAGGAACTTGGTGGGCTACTCGCGGGTATCAAATTAAACAGAGTTTATAAAAGTGCTTTCGCCCATTAACTTTATAGTATCGATAATGCTATCAGAGCTAAAGCAAAAATACAAGCCATGATTCTCTGATTTCTTATTTCTATTTTGTCCATGTCATCTCGTTTATATTGTGCACCCCATGCCTCATAAGATGAACGTGGTGTAGGTTTATCAACGGAGTCAGGTTGAAAAAATCTCCATCCTTTTTTTGCGTTTTTAGCAAATATTTTCATTTGCCATGCTTCAAATTCTTTTATAGCTTGTCTTGCGGTTGGATCAAAGTTATTTAAATTTGCGTTTTGCACAAAAGTTCTCCTTTTATTTTGCGTATTTTTCAAATTCGTTCCGGCATTCAATCGAACACCAACGTCTGTCATCCTTAATCGGTTCTTCACACCATATACACTTCCCTGTCTGATTAGAAGGTTTTTTGATTTGATCATGTGCGTTCCTTATCCCAACATCAATTGCATGTTGCATTAAATCATTAGCTACATCTACTTCATCATTCATTTGTGCCTTCTTGCTTTTCTTGAATTAACTCTGGACGTCATATAAATAGGCACTTGAATTGCATCTTTCTTTTTTAGTTTATAGAATAAATGTTTAGTAATTCCAAAATAATTTAGCACATCTTGTCTCACCAACGGTTTCTTTTCTTCAAAATATTTGTTGATTTTTTTAGCAAGTTCTGCTTCTTCAGAAGTTAGTTGTCTTTCTTGTTCTAATTTAAAATGGTGCTGGACCGTATAATTTAGTAAATTCATCATAATCAAATTCCTTTATTATTTCCTTTGCTAGTTTTACTACCTTAACATGTGGGTTGTTATCTGTAAACCACTTTGCTTCCTTGACAGACCATCGATGTTTGCGTATGACCTCACCCTCATCGTCCACTACTGCATAACTAAACGGTATCACTTTAATATATTCCAACAGATTTTAAGTTTGTCAATGAAGGATAGTTTATGTGTATGTTGTATCATAAAGTCTTCTAATATTTTTATAAACCCTGCTTCCATAAGCAACCGTTTACCTTCATCATTAGCATCTATTAATACATCACAACTACCATCTTTTCTATTTCTAATTCTATTTAGTTTTAAATGTGCTTTCATTGGTATCTCCTATCTCCGTCAATACTAAAATTAGGGTTAGCTTCTATATTAAATCTTGGGTCTGCATCTATATTAAATCTTGGATCTGCATTTGGATTAAATCTTGGATCTGCATTCATGTTAAATCTTGGGTCTGCCTCTATATTAAATCGAGAATCACCGTATATGTTTCCACCTTCTGAGTTAAGCCATCTACCCTTGTCATCTCTAAACATTCTTGGTTCTGATTGCACATGAGTCGAACATAAAATCAATAGCCCAGCTAATAACTTTTTCATTTCGTTTCCTCTTTTTGTTGTGTTTGTTCTGCGGGTTTATCTAATCCAAAATCTCGTTTGAGATCATCTTTATAAACACCTATCCATAACGCTATATACATTGCTGTTAAAATTGCGATTGCATCCATATTAAAAAGTCCTTTGCTCAAAACATTCAAGGTGTGACTTCACAAACATATTTGTTCTAACCTCTTCGTAGAGTTCACCTTGTATACATTTAAGATTCATCTTGTATTTCTTTTGTATGTGGTTATATGAACCTATTCCATAACCAATAAGTAATGCCACTACAACAACTATACTTATGATTAATCTATCCATTATACTCTCCTTATAAGATATGTTCTACTTACTCTACACATATTATTACCTTTAATTACATTTATTACATTACACTTAATCATTGGTTTCTTTTGTGATATTAAATATTGTTCACCGGTATACTGCACTCCCGCTTGTGTAGCTACACTTGTGGCAACAGATACGCACCCACTACTAAAGACCATTGTAAGCATCAACAAGACGTTTTGTAGCCTCACGATAACTTTTAACTCCTGTAATTTTTTCAGCATTAGCTTCGTCCTTATATAAAGGCGTGATTGTTATGTAATGTTTCTTGGTGGGTAAGTCTCTTATCCACGATAATTCTTTCGGGCGGAATTGTGTAATCGATGACCATACAAGATCACCATTGATATTAAATTCCTCTGTTGCCCATGCATATGGTTGTTTAGGGGTTTCTTGCATATTTACTTCCGCCTTGTTTATAAAATATTAAGTTTGACCATTTTACTACAGGTTGCAATCCTGTCCATGATCTCGGTTTCTTTATTGTTGTGTCATGAAAGTGAGTCGCTCCATAACTATAATCTACTTCTAATCTATGTAATACTTTGAATGCGATGTCTTTATATTCCTGTCGGATTACCGACGGCGGTTTAACTAATCCATACCAACTAAATTGTGCGGGACGTTTCATCTCACTACATACATTCTTATGTTCAAACTCAGCTCTACGCATTAAAACATAGCCCACTGCGATTTGCGCTTCGCGTGGTTGGTGAGCAGACTCCATGTAAATGGTTGTGGCTAAGCACATCAATGCTTGATCTAGCATATGACCTCCTTCTTCTTAGGGAACAGGTATCAGTTCTTCTTTTGGCTTCGGGCTTCTTTGATGAGGCGGTCGAGATACCATTCAGCTTTGTATAGATCTTCGATGCCGTTTTTAAATTTCCATCGCCAGACGTATTTAATGATATTGGCAGTGCATACCGCCTCAATACCAAATAGTCCTTTGGTGGCTTCTTTGATAGCGTCAATACATTCGATTGCGCCTTGTGTGTAATGTGACGGGTGATTCACATTGTCTTTCGTTTGTTTCTTTTTAGTTTTATTTTTGAAATAAAACACTTTGTAATTATTAAGAATTTTACTTAATATCGTCATTCTAACTCCTTTAGCATAGCTAATAGTTCCTCAATATTACTCTCATTTACCACGATTGCCAAGCCTTTCTGAGCAATGATCTGTTTTATGTTGTGTTTTTGCAACAACGTTGGTTCGTTCTTTCCGGCCTTACATTCAATGCCAATGAACCTTCCTTTGTAACATGCAATGATATCAGGCACACCACTCCTACCAAATCCCGCAGTCATCGGTGAGAAATGATATGCACCAAGATCATCTAATATCTTTTTAACTTGCTTCTTAACTTTATTCTCAGGCGTTGCCATCGTTGTCCCAATACTTTAAATAGATTGTATATCCTATAACACCTAATACTATGATTGGTATTATCACGATCAACTCTGCTACATCTTTAGCTAACCAAAACTTTATATACTCAAACATCTTCTTCTCCCTCTAGTTTAATTTTGCCTATGTATTTATAAACTTCATCTTCTTTAACATCACCAACAGAATAATGGTCAAACTCAATTCTATCTTCCTCTTTATCTAACCATACATACAAATATTGTGGCTCTTTAGCTTGTGGTTTAATGCGGTATTCTTCATCTGATACATCATTATTAAATTCAGGAAAATAATCTTCATCCCAAACTGACCAATCACTCCAAATACCTTTACCTAATTTAGTTCTGTAT